TCGGGCATTTGCAACACTATCACGTTTTGCATTTCCTTGCTCAGCATCTTAGCGAAGTCTATACCAGGTTGATCACCATCTGCAAACACGTAGATTGTTTCAAAGTCTGATAACAATCTTGTGTAGTGTGGCTTCCAACTGTTAGCTCCTGCTACACCTACTGCTGGTACACCACACTTATAGTGCAATGTGATGGCATCTATCTCACCCTCACATACAGCAATGAAGTCACCTGCTTCATGCAGTGCACGTACGTTGTATAACCTAGTTGATGTACCTGGCATACCCATGTACTTAGGTTCTTCTGGACCCATAGCCCTAAACCTAATATCTACAGGACCAGTTGGTGTTAGGTATGGGATTGCTAACCTACCACTGAATTGTTCCTGTCCTGGCAATGGGTTAACGACGACTCCTAATCGAGCCTCCCTCGCTACTGCGAGATCTAATCCTCTGTGGGCTAGATACTCTTCTGCCATTGCTACGTTTTGACTGTAGTGCTGTGTAGCTCGCTCCAGTAATTCCTTCTGCGATCTTGACTGCTTCACGCCAACTCTTCCTTTCTTCACTCATAATAATATTGATTGCGTTGCCTTTGACACCGCAACCGTGACATACAAATAATTCTTCCCTTGTTGATACCCCTGCTGACGCATGGGAATCATCATGGAATGGACACTTTATCTTCTGCCAACCATTCTGTTCCCTAGGTATACGTCCACCATAGTGTTCTATGATTGGCTTGATGGGTAGATTATTAGTCACACCAGCACTTTGAACTTTCTGTCTTCTCTGTTAACAACTTAATTACTTCTAAGAAAGAGTCTGCTCTAACCGAGTTACGTGTATTGCTTGCAGCATGTGCATGTCGTTCTTGCTCTAGTATTTCGTTTAGCATTTGCACCTTGCCTTGCAAGACATCTTGGTTATTACCTGTGAGATACTGCACTTGTTCGGGTGTAGTTGCTAGTTTAATTAATTGTTCTACTACTGTTGGATTTTCTTTACTCATTAGTATCCCGCCTTGTTGATTAATTCGTACCAAAGACTGGCAGGCATTGTTGCATACCAGTCACCTACATTTGTCGTACCACGTTTCTTGTGAATTACTGCTCCGACTTCGGCACCATCATTCTTAATTTCTACCTCTAACTCGGAGACCCATTTTGAAAGTTCCATCTTTGCACAGTTCTTTACCTCTAGTACTACGCATGGGATGCCAGCAATATCACCACGATCAGAAGTACCGTTAAGACTACGACGTTCAACGTGCTTCCTACCTAATCCTTTTAACCAATTAACTACTGCAGTTTCTGCAGCAGTGCCTTTCTGTTTTGCTTTACTCATTCTGCTCACCGTCTAACGCTTTGATAGTTCCGCATGGATAATCTTGATCGCAATACTCACAATGAAAACCCCACTCTAAATCAAGTTGGACTGACTTGTGCAACTCACGCACACGCTGGATGGCTTCTGTTTTCTGTTTGTTTAGTTTCATGTACTGAATAGCGGTTGCATTCCAGTCTACGGCACCAACATCAAACGTTTCTATTTTCATTACTTCCACCTATTTATTTTAAGCCAATGAGCATTCCAGCCAGCCCAGAAACCTAAGCCCCACATGGCTAGCACTGCAAGTATTGTCAACATTATCTTGCTTCCTCCAGATCTGCAATGAACATATATTCAGGATTGAATTGTAACCATACTGGATTATCTCCACCAGCACTAGCTTTACCGTAACGATTTTTTACTGCAGCAACACCTAGTAATCCATCTTGCTGACCCACTGTAAGAATAAGTGCAGGTAATTGAGCAACCATACCTTGTAGTGAACTACGTGGCTGACACGGATTACCAGAGTAACCTTCCTTGGTGTGGTGTAGCACTAGGATGGCAGCATTCGTATCACGTGCTAAGTACTTGAGTTCCTTGAGTGCATTACGCATGTTACTAAACTCTTCGCCACCATCCATTGTGATATCCATTAGGTTATCAATAACAATTAGTGCTGGCGATTCACCAAGCAATTCTTCGATTGCTGTTACTTCATCATCAATATCTGTTAGTGAGGGATTGGAGTCAAAGCTCCAATAAATATGACTAGCAAGAGAAAGCTTATGTCTAGCACTAACTGGATCCTCAGCGATAACCTTTTCTGCTTCACTTTGTGATACTCCTGTAATCATTGAGTACAAACGCATAGCCATGGTGTGTGCATTTGTATCTGCGGATAGGTAAAGTGTTGGTACCTTGGCACGTAAGGCTAAGGCTAGAGCAAGTGTAGACTTACCAGCACCTGGTGTGCCAGCAATCATACTTACTTCGGCACGTCGTAATATTATTTGATTATTGTCAAAGGTTCTAAAGACTGATGGCATTGGTTCACCACCTATGTCTGGTCTACCTACTGATCTAGATAGGGTTTTCATCGTCTGCCTTTACGTACTTTTTTATGTATTCTAATGCTTGAAAAATTTCATCGCCATTCATATCTACTTCATCTAAAAGTAGATCCCATTGTGTATTTGTTAGTTCTATACCATCATTGTACCAGTCTTCTACTTCTTTTCGTGTCATCCAATTTACAATGATATCTGCATCACTTGGTAGGTGTGCAATTCCTCTACGTAATTCTTCTACTTTCATTTTGCTCCTTAAGTAAATAACAAAGAGTGGTAGCTAGCTTCCCCTCTAGACTACCACCCTTTGTTTATCCAACTAACTATTAGACTTTGACACCAAACTTCGGTGCTGTCTGCTGGTCAGTTGGAATCTTAGCGCCTTGCCAACGTGGTCCACCTGCTGGATCAAAGAATCCTACATATGGTTTACCTGACTGGTTAGTTCCCTGCTTGAGAACCATTGGTCCATTGGGACAGATAGGTGCATCTGCACGACCATAGGTCCACTTGTTGCCCCAACGGTCTTCGACTGTATCAACACCTACTGGCGCTGCTTGTACTGGTGGTGCTACTGGTGCAAACTCTGTTGGTGCTACATTTGCTGACTGTGTAGAAATAACTGTTCCACCTACTGCATTAAGTACAGTATCAACTGGGTTACTTACTACTGCCTGCGGTTGAGTGAACTGACCAAAATCAATTGGTGCTGATGGTGTACCCTGCAACAATAACTCTTCTAGTGCAGCTACTGCTTCATGTGCTGAGTGTGCAATTGTATCTGTAATGTTTGCCACTAGTTCTGCTGCACTATCACCACGTACCGTGAAAATGGTACCTGCTTTATTCTTTACGTTTACAACGTAGTTTTTTTCTGACACGTTAACTTACTCCATTCTTGTATTTACATTTATCTTTGAAGTTGCACATAACACAATGCCCAAAGTTTGGAAGAAAGATTTCAGTTCTTCTTGCGGTATCAAACTTAGTGACAACGTCAATGATCATCTCTTTCGGATAAATATCTAGATCGACTAACTCTGAAACTATACCAGTTCTTGCCATCCAATAGCCACCCCACTTGGGGCGAATACCTAAAACTTCTTCCATACCTGCAGCATAGAACGCCAACTGCATATCGGACGTTGGCGTTCGGGAACCAGTCTTGATATCAACTACCACTAGTTCGCCCTCTGGATTTACCATCACTCGGTCAATGTACATCTGCACAGGAATGTCATTCCAGATAGGAGTGATGCCAATTTCTACTGCTGGTGTACCATTATTTTCCCACATGTTCCAACCATTTGCACCATTGCGCCATGCAATCCAGTTGTCAAACATCTTTTGACCATTGGCAAACCACCAATCAGAATCTTCTTTGTTTGGGTTAGCTTTGGTAGCCTTGCCTGCAGCTCGCCATTCGGACTTAGGAATATCCGTCTTCGCTGCTTGTTCAGCAACATGTTTATTCCATGCTTCTTCCCAATAGTTACTCATTGTTATCAGCCTTATCTTCTACTGATTCCATCCATCGTTGTGCGCTTTCACACATGTGATTCATAAAATCTTCCCACTCATTTTGGTTACTTACGTAACCTAGATCGTGCAAGATTCCTGCTTCCCAATACATTTCTGCAAGCAACCACTTATTATCTTCTGGCTCTTCTGGTACTAACGTAATCATTTTATCTACCTTCCTTTTCAAACAACTCTTTATCATACTCTTCTGTTGCAGTATGCACTGCAGATCCACCTACTAGATACCAAGTAGGACGCTCTGCTTCTTTGACTACTTTGCTTAGGTAATACTTCCAACCACAATCCAACCATGTAGTCAGTGATGAATACGATACGTGTGCTGGCAATTCATAGCCATTGATTTTAATCATCTTTCCTCCAAGATAATAGTAGCATAAGGAGTGCCACGGCGAAAGGAATAATTCCGTGACACTCCTTATTTTTTATTCCGCAAGGAGACTAACGGAATCTTTCGGATGATGGTATCGCTTTGTCATCTTGATCCATTGCAATTCTCAACTCATTAGCTTCATCTTCTGCTAGTAGTAAACACTCACTACATTCTGGGTTGAACTCATCACCACCTAGGCAGTAATAGTTATAACTATCATCTAGATCATCGTAACATGTAGACATTCTACTCTCCTTCTAGGATAAGTTTACGCAAAGAACTGCCATGGTTATATGGCTCAAGAGTAATGCCTAATACTTTACGTAGCCTATCTCTTTCTTGTGGTGTCGTGCCACCCCATACGCCATATTTTTCACGCTTCAATGCATACATTCTGCACTGGTCTAAGAATGGGCACGTACTACACATAATTTTTGCATCCATAAGAAGTTTCTTATTCTTTTTGGTTTGCCCTTTTTCACGATCATCTATGTAGAAATGTTCCGTGTTCTTGCCAAAACAATTCTGAGTACCATCGTAATCAGGATAACTGTACTTGCCCATTCTTATTCCTTTACTTCAGTAGTTGTAATGCTCTTTGCTTTATTGTTCCATCTTTACTTAGTAGAACCTTTGCAGATGTCTTCTCTTCAGACCTGCCAAAGTGATCAGCCACTTCAATGATTGCATGAAGTGCACCGAACTTAGTACCACGTAGATTCTCTTGAGTGCCAGTGTCGTTGTTCCAAACCGATAGTGCATTGGCTCGGTTCTTGTATACCGCTGAGCGTACTCGCTTCTGAGAGGCGCTCAGCGTATCATCACTAGAGAACTCAATAATAGATGGAAGAGTATATACTCTTTTGACAAACAGTTGGAACTCAGTGTCAGACATTGACTCACTAATTAGTGTGTTAGCCATATCTGTGTATGTACTAAAGTCTTGGTACATAACATTTATTACTGATCGAATGTGTGAAATATCAATCTTATTGTTGACTGTATGTCTAAGCGAATATAACCCACCATTTTTCTTTGCAGTTGAGAAGGCAGCATTCATCTGATTGGTACAACTCAATCGTGAGATAATTGGACAAAGTTCAAATGCTGTTGAACCATCGTGTGATGTACGTGCCAGAAGGTATGCAGCGTGCGGATCGTTAGCAATACTGATTGCATCTGGCAACTGCATTACTGTCCACACTACATTACCACCACGCAACTCACCAGCTGCAGAGTATCGTGCTTCACCTGAATCTACTAGAAAGTCTAGCGACTCAAAGACTTCTTCGTTTTGTAGGATGTTGTAACGTGAGCCAACTGTTGCCAGTACGCTACTCTCTCCATTCTTATTTACTTTTACAGTAGCAAAACGATTAGGTACATCAATCAGACCTGTGTTAGTTTCAGCAAATAGATCGGCTAGTTCTACTGACCAGTCTAACCCTGCCTCTCGCATTAGTTGCCTTGCTGATGTGCTTTCATATTCGTGCTTGGCACCAATGGTTTGCCATGGTGCACGCCTGCGTTGCTCAATCATTACTTACCTTCCTCTAATATCTCTTGCAAGAAATCATCTAGCTCATCCTTAGCCTTCATGACTAGCAACTCTTCCACTACTTCATCACTGTATCCAAGGGTGTGTGCAATAATAATAACAGCCATAGCCTTGAGATCATCAATGGCTTCTTGCATATCATTGCGCATTAGGTTCTTGTAGATATCATACAAACCACGTAGAATATCTAACGCTTTGGTGTCAGAGATTTGCATACTTACTACATGCTGATACTCTGCTTCTTCATACCAACCAAATGGATCAAGGAACCATGGTTGCTGGGTTAGGTTTGACTCACTCATTACTAACTTCTTTCTACTGATTGAATGTCGTAATCAACATCATATGATTCGTCAATGTTATACTCTTGGTCGCAAAGATCATCAACAAAACTTGCTGCTTCATCACGTACTAATTCTTCTGCATCTTCTGCTGATGATGCACTAACAGTAACTGTTACTGTTTCTTTAAATACCCGTGTTACTTCAACAGTAACTTCGTAATCAAAGTTGCGACCAATAAGTGAAGAGTAATGCGATAGTTCTCCACTTAAGTCTTCAATCCATTCTTCATACTCGTTACAGAAATCACGATCTTCTGCTGCTTTATTCAAAGCTTCATTGATTGTTGCGATATCTGAATCGTGTGCTAATTGTAACTTCTTTAGTTCATTGCTACGTACGTCCAATAACTTACTAATCTCATCATATGATGCGCGTAGTAAATTTACATAGTGTTCAATACGTGGTGAAGCAGGATGATCTTTAGTTACTGCTACCAATTCATTAGCGTTGATAGTAAATAATGCGTCCACTTTATTTTCCTTTCATAGATGTGGTGAGCAGTTTATCCACATACTCAGGTGGCAGAGCTAGGAGAGGATACGAACGCCTAGAGGCTACTGCCTATCCGTAACGTTGCTAGTTCTTATTGATTCCTAGAGTCCTTCCAAGGCGCGGTTGGATATCTAGGAAACTGGATATGTTTCATCGTATGCAGTCACAATAGATTCAATTGTAGTTGCACGTACTGAATCTACAAACACACGTGGTGGAATGTGAAGGGTGAACATACGCTCAAACAGATGACCAAGACTGTATTCTGGGTTGAGTTCAAGACCTGACTCAACAAGATCTACAATCTCTTCTAACTTTTCGATTGCATCTTGTGCTTCATCATGATCATCTGGCAGTGCAAGAATACCAAAGCCCGCCTTGATGATACGGATAGCACCAAGTTTTTCATCATCTTCATAAGCCTCAAACTCTGGCTCGCTAAACAATGCAAAGACTTCCTGCTGTGTTGCCTTGTCTACATCTACTACATAGCGTAGTGCTGCATCGCGTACGTGTACTGAACTTAGTAGCAACTCAGCTACTTCAGCAACTGTGTCACCGATGTATGTGTCACCAGTTGCTACATTCTTAGCAACTTCAATGACACGGTTAGCCTTGTCTAGAACGGATGGAGTACTCATGGTGTTTCCTTTTCTTGTTTGTTTGGTTGATAGGTAGGAGTGTGCCCCTTATCGGGATTGATAGGGGGCACACTTTGTTTACTAAACTAATTCGACTGCTTTCGTACGGAAGATTGTCTGGTTGTCTGGACCACAGCAACTTGATGGCATGTCACACATATCTGAATAGTGTGTACCTTCAGTCCAGTCTACGCAGATAAGATCTAGGAGTGCGAACTCAGAAGCATCTGCAACCATGTGCTCGTATGCATCTTTGTTCTCTGGATTGTACGTATCCTTGCCACGCAAGAATACAGCATTACCATCGTAATGACCCTGAGCAAGCAACTCAGTTGTTACTTCAGTGATGGTGCTTAGGTAATCTTTTTCAGTTGTTGTAGTAATTGAGATAAGATTGTAACTACCATCAAGGACTACTAGTACGTACTCACTATTGCTTGGCTCTAGTACTTCTAGAGTTAGTAGCAAATCGTTAGGGTTCTGGATA